GCTCTCCAATTCTTTCTCTACAATCTGTTTCTCCATCGCCGCCCGGCATTCTTCCACCGTGCCGATTGCGCGGTACTGCTTCAGTTCTTCCAACCATTCAGCAAGTTGCTCATGTTCGTTTGCACATATAGTATTGCCATATGTAATGGCTTCTTTATCAACCGATTCTGGAATATACGCATTATCTTCGATTAGTCTTGCTGACATCTTTTGGCATTCAGCTACTTCTCTTGCGTGTGATATAGCTTCATCAATTGTCATAGTCACACCTCCAACAGTTCCGGGTTATCAATCATGTTTCCGATCACTTCAAAATTCTCTGAATCAAAATCATCCAGTTCCTCGTAGTAATCACAGCCCGGCTCATTCGTACACCATCCGTTTTCATGCCACACGACACGCTTTCTCGTCTCATCTTCTGGAAACTCAACGTCGATATGCCCTGAAAGAATATCATTCTCAAAAATCCGTCTGCCGCTTTTATCATTAAGTCCTGTGCACTGGCAAATAGTTGATGGGTCTATCTCGTAAACAGCTTTTTTACTTGCGAAAACCGGTTTAAAAATAAGCGGTCTTCCTGCAAGTTCATAATAACTACCAGACATCCATTCTCCGTCATCAATGCATTTTCCGCGGAATAAATATCTATCTTCCATCCTTTTCCTCCATTTCTTTCAACTTGGCTTCGGCCTCCTCTTGTGATAAAAACCAGGTTTCCTTGTACATTTTTTCTGGCAGGATTCGGTCTGTAGCATATTCTCGATCCTTATCACACTCCATGTACCATCCTTTTTCTGTAAAAGTAATCAAGGCTACTTTCTGATGATAAACTTTGTTGTTCTCCGGGTGCAGATTTAAAATATTTAATTCACAATTGACTTTGCTAGGAATTATATATACATCTGAGCCAATTCCACACGGCAACCGCAGAAGTAATCCCTGCTCCTCGGCATCCTCATAACGTTTCAGCTTTTCTCTCAAATCTGCCATTGACCACATATTACGGTAGAACAAGGCAATCAGACCACGGACATCTGAAAACGGATCTATCGTTAAATTGTCCAATATTTCCTCGTCAAACTCTGCGTCATCTACTGGCAATTCATCTTTTGTTAATGTGGCCATGAGGTTTCTGGTAAAATCTCGTGCATCCATTTCCATATCGTAATCTCTGTATCTGGCATTGCGCTCATCATCTGCATAGCAGCTATTATGTGCCAGCTCGATCATCGACATGTCAGCCACGCTTTTATTTGTCGTTAGTCTCTCCATGCTATTCCTCACTTTCTGCCCGAAGCCACTTTAATAAGCACTCGTAGCAATTACAATTATCGTTTTTATCGCAGTCAATTTCGGCTAACCCATTTTCATTCGGACACATCATATTGGCTGCCAACTCCTCATCCGTCATGCTTCTGATCCGGTCTGCATTGGTCTGTGGCTTCTTCTGGTCTCTAAGAAACGCACCAATTACAGGCATATCCCTGTCTGCAAAAGAGAGATGCTCACTACTTTTCGCAGAATAGATAACCAAAGGATTCTGTCTTCCAGCTTTACCGGCTCTTAATACCTCATAATGATTGTTTGAGAGCGGAAGTAATTGCCATCCGTCCTTAACCAGCCATTTTTTTAAATTTTCTAACTTACTGATATGTAACACATTTCTTTTTGCCATATTTCTACCTCACTAAATCCGTTCTTTTAACAGATATCCCTTTAAATTTCCCGGTGCGACAATACTCTGCGGTATCAAAAAACATAATGCATCCATCGTCTTTTCCGGTATCTTCACTTCCTGCAAGTGCTATGCTTACGCCATTTCTTACCAATGTATTTTTTAATAACATCAGTACCGCTTCTATCTCCTGCTTGGTTTCCTCTGTCATTGTCATACCGCCTTTCCCGCTACAATATCCCAATGCTCGTCCTCGATAAAGCTTTGTCGAATAATCTGATCTGAGCAATAATGCTCTTTGCAACCTGGTTGTTTTCTACAATACGAATCAATATAAAATGCAACCCATTTCATAAACTCATTAATTTTCTCATTTGAAAATTTGTATGTTTCTTTTAACACCGGAATTGTCAAAAGAAGTGTTGATAAAAACGCACTGTCAATATTAACTGTCGCTCCAAGTACTGCTCTGTTTTTGCCAATATCTGCCATGTATAATTTGTTTGACATTGGTATGCTTTTTACAAAACCAGTCACGTCTATTTTCTTTTCAATGCAATATCTAAGCATATCTTCACTCGTCACTTCGCTATTATCATCGTCTTGCCATGCTGTTCTCCTGCTAATAACCTTGTTATAAAAATTTGTCATTTGTCGGAAAGTCAGCCCGAACTTGTCGTACAAAATTATGAGAAATATGTACGCCATGTGATCTGCGATATTATCTCCAAGCTTGCATTTTGCAAGTTCTTTTTTGTACGCACTCGCATATATCATTGTTTGCTTTTGTTGTACTCTATGCATTTTATTTTCCTTGCACCTCCATCCTGTATCTCCTCTCGACATCTTCAAAGTGACTAAATACAAGGCTTTGAACATATTTTGATATGTTTGTCTTTGAATACTTTTCAATCAGCAATTCGCCCTGTTTCATCATTTCTTCAAACCACGAATCTCCATCGTCAGCTTTGTAAAACTGCTGTCTGAAAATGTAGTAATCTTTAAAAAACTGCCACTCTTCCGAACCTTTTTCAAATTTTGCACTTGCCATAATCAATCACCTGTTAGTCAAATGGTGTTCCACCACTCGCTTCCCGGAATCCATCTTTCTGCCGCAACCTCGCTTGAATCTGCTCTATCGTTTCCGTTCGCTCCGTGAAATTCATGTGGTCTCCATCGAACTTAAGAACCTCTTTTAAATGTGTTCCCTGCCTTTGCTTTTCAATTTTCCAACCCTTATACACTCCATCTTCATCAAGATTCCATAGCAAAATAATGTTTGATGCATCCTGCTCAATGTCTCCGGATTCTCTCAATTCTGCCATTGTCGGCTCTTTCGTTTCCCTTGCTTCTGACGCTCGATTAAGCTGTGACAATAAAATGATTGGTACGTGCAGTTCCGTTGCCAACGCTTTGATTGCCTTTGAAATATCCCCGACTTCTGACGCTCGATTGCTAAATCTCCGGTCAGCTTTGATTAACTGCAAATAGTCAATTACGATCACATCATATCTTTGATGTCTGCATTCTGCCCGGATTTCACTTACGGATTTTGCTCCGGTAGAAATCGTGATATTGTACTCAGAAAGCTTGCTATTCGCTTTTTCGAAAGCTTCTTGCTCTCCACCGAGAAATGTTTTTGCCCGGCGAACCCTTGTTAGACCGATTTCAGACATTCGGGAAACGAAACGTTCATACACCTGCGATTCATTCATTTCAAGGTTGTAGTAGCCAATGTTATAGTCCTTTTCTGCCATCTGCCCGATCATCTGGGTAACGATTGCAGATTTACCAACTCCCGGTCTCGCACCGATGGCGGTAATATCTCCACCCTCTAAGCCACCAAGGCAATCATCTGTATGATAGAATCCAGTTTTTATCAATCCCTCGCCTACGTGTTCATTGAAGTAATTACCTTTATTTTCCACAACAATCTGTTTCATGGTTTTTGAATGAACGGTTTTGCTCCCTTGAATTTCTTCAAGCTTTGTGAGAACTTCGGCTATAGAGTTATCAATATCGCACGGTCTAAGACTTACTTCTTGGAAAAGCTTCTTTGTCTCTCTCGCACGCCAATCTTTAACCACTGTATCTGCATAGCTTGTTATGATTGCAGATACCGGTGCAATCATCACGCATTCCTTAAGATCTGCTGCAATCATTTCTGGGTCCCACTTATGATTTTCAAGGGCTTGCGAAAGTGATATGATATTAATGTTTTCGCCACGATCATACATAGCAAGCATTTCAGCAAAAGCATCTTGGCAAAATTCTGTACTAAACATTTCCGGCTTTAATTTGTTATAAACCTTGTACATGGAATCATTGTCGATTAGTGCACAACCAATCACTCCGATTTCCGCTTCTGTCAACTGCTCTCACCTCTTTCTCTTTGTTCAACAACCCGAATCCAGTAATCGCAATCTTCTTTCAGCCACTCTCCGTATTTTGGAATGTAACGGTAATTCGTATCGTTTGGATTCTTCTCTGTGTAGTCAGTAATATATGCCACTGTAGCTTCGTATATTAACTTTGCGACTGCTTTTCTGTTTGGCTCGATAACTTCTAATAGCTTATCTAACCAAGCTGTCTTGGCGGAAACTAACGATGTTTTCTTTGGATACGCTTTAATTGTGTATTCCCATCCCCATTCCGCATCAAAATCCTCAATAGCGTTACCGGGAGAACTTTCTTTGGTATTTTCTTTCTCTTTATCTGTATCTTTTTCTTTATCTTCTTCTCTTTCTATTGCGTTACCATCCGTTTCCGTAACGTTACATTCAAGCTGTTTTTGCTTCTCACGGTGCTTTTGTACACGTTTCCTTGTCTGCTCTCGTATTCGTTCAAGTCCATCAACGCTTTGATATTCTTCCCATCCGGGAATTGTCAGATATGCAGAATCCATTGTTATCATGCTTAACTCTTCAAGTGCTTTCAGTGCCATGATAACGACGTTTTCCTCAAATCCAAGTTCATCAGCAAGCATTTTTGGCGTATATGGAATATTTTCAGTCAAATAGATCATCCCACCGGAATTACATCTTCCTGCCATTGTGAGAAGCATTACCCAGATCAGAACAATATCATTTCCTGCCGGAAGTTTTCTCAAATGCTTTATCTTTCTATTGTCAAACATATCCGTGGTTAATTTAATCCACTTCACTTCCGCCATCTGCATTTCCTCCAAGTAACTCAATAACCTTTTCTCCGGCATTCTCTGGTCGGCAAAATACAAATTCAACACCATACTTAAGCTGCATTGTAAGCATGGCTTTTGCCAATTTATCGCCGGATGTCGGTTTTGCTTTCGGTAACGGCTTATTCAGCCAATTTCCTTGACTATGCATAAATGCAATCTTGTTATATCTGTGAAGTCTCGGATTTTGCCATTTAAAGACATCCTGCACGCATTTAACTCCGTCCGTATTCTCTACAAGCACATACAATTTAATTCCATTGTTCTGCGCTAAAATGCACTCGTCGCGGAATCTTGGATGTGCTTTACCGCAAATATTTCCAACAATCTCCTGCATATCCTTTTTTGTATCAACGGAAACATCATATGTTCCAAGAAAATCCATCTTTTTAAGTTCTAACTTTCTAGCTGATTTTCTGCGAACAACATCTGCTGCCTTATCCGTGGCGATTATGTAATCTCCAACCGGCAATGGCGCACGCAAGACCTCTATATCGTGACTTTTAAAATATCTGTTCTTAAGGATATGCAAGCCCTCTTTCTGTCCTTTATCCTCAATTATTAACACTTATTCTCCTTTCTGGCGGTCACACTCGGAAACCGCCAAAGGTATCCCATGGCTTTTGATAAAATGTTTGTGATATATTAAATTCCTTGCCAAAATTTCAGATACCGCATGAATGGGTTTCTTTTAGGCAAATGCCAAGGTGTTACAACCTTATGAAATAACTGTAAACTGCTTCAGATCTGCAAGCTCTTCTTTCAAATATGCTTTAATATTGTTCATGGCTTCGTTTTTCCATGCTCCACCATCAGCTTCAAAAATTCCACACTGTACGCCACATGATGATTTCATTCTGAAAATAAAATCACTTGCCGGCTGCTCAACCTCTAAAAATGTTCTGTATGGAATCAAATTGACGGGATTTGGTACTACAGCATCCGCTTTGCTTGTTAATCCAGTTTTAACAGTTGCTTTCTGTGTAACGCCATCGTCACCATACTGTGCAACAGTTCCGTCCTCCACCGTTCCTGCGAATTTCAACACAAGGTCTCTGTCTGTATTTGGAAGAAATTTCGACTGTAAAGCAATAACAAAACTTTCGTGGTCAACAAAATTTCCAAAACGGAAATCCGGCAACTCTGCGTTTACCTCTACCAAGTATTCGCGCTTTCTATCGTCATCAAGAGACGAATACAAGCGAACTTTTGTCGGGGAAACTACGTGAACAATCATCTTTTCTGCCATGCTATCAATGTTCGCTTTGATATACTCTACAAAACTTGTCAGTGTTTTCATTTCGATTGCATTCGCATACGGAACATAGCTAATGCGGCTAAGTGGCTTATCCGAGTATGTTTCTCCGTCAATATTCTTAATAACTGGTTCTTTCAATCCATTGATATACTCTAATGCTGCTTTAATCATAAAATTCTACCTCAACTTTCCCTTATGCTTGTTTTGCCTGTCTGAAATCAACGACACCATCATTTTCTTTTGCACTTTCTTCCTCGACAATTTCTCCTGTTTCTGTATCAACAATTTTTCCATCCATCTGCTGCTCTTTCTGATAATCATCAATAGAAATCTGTCCTTTAATACCTGGTCCGTATTCTTCCGCAAGAACTTCTCCGGTTGTAAGATTTGTTCCAAGGGCAAACTTTGTCTCTACCGGCTTCGGCTGTGCAAGTTTCTTTTCTACGGAAATTTCACAAGTAGCATCGTCTCTGTCTTCGTTCTGTGTGAATTTCAACTTGATAACTACCTCACGTTTGTTCTTCCACGGTGTATTAGGATCCTGCATATTCTCAAAAACATCCTGCAATGCTTTCTGTGATTTTTCCTGCAATGCACCGCCTGCTAATTCTGCTAAATCAATTGGATTCATAAAAAATTCCTTTCTGTGCATGGTTAATAGTTGCTATATATAAAATTGACCGGTCAAAATTATCGTTTGTCAGAACGGACAAAGGTTCATATCAACCTCTAATCCTTTTTCTGCAATATAAACATTTGCTCCATATTTAATTGTTTCTTCTGTCTTTTGTTTGAATAGTGCGGGATCTCCGCTTTTATCTGATAAGTGAATTAGAACGACATTTCTCAATGCCGGGTTATCGTTAGTAGAAATAAATTGAAGTGCCGTATCAAGGCTCATGTGACCTCGTAGGCGGTGTTCGTAGTTCGGCTCGTCCCGGTCTACAAGTTCCATGTCATAGTTAGCTTCAACCATGATATGCTCAATGTTTAGCTTTGAAAAATTGTACTTGCAATATTCCAAGTCAGTCATGAACAATAACTGTCCCATTTCCTCATGCTTGATTAAATAGCCATAACATTCAATTTCTGTGTCATGTGGTACATTGAATGGTGTTACCGAAAAACTGCCGATTTGCCGTACTGTACGCGGTGGAATGGCTATTGTACGTTCTCCGGTAATGGTTTCCAATGCTGTCTGCGTTTCAAAAGCTGTATAAACCGGAATGCCGGCTTTCATAAAGTCTTTTATGTACTGCGCATGGTCTCCGTGTTCGTGGCTCACAATGCAACCGGAAACATTCGAGATTTTCCAATCAACCATCTTCTTGAAATCAAGAAATCTGCAACCGGCTTCAATCGCAAGGATTTCTCCATTGTCTGCAATTAAAGCATAGCTGTTTCCAGATGAACCAGAGCCTAAGACTTTAATTTTCATATTCTCGCTCCATTCTTGGCTTCGTTTCTGCACCAACAATCAATATATCTATTGGCATCGTCCTCTTTTGATACAAGAAATTTTCTGTATCTTGAAAGAAGCGGCTTCATAGAACCTTTATAGACATCAGTATTGATAAAATTCCAAATATCCATATAGATTGTATTAAATTTGCAAGGCGGAACGTATTCCCATACATCTGCATGAACAATCTCAACTTTGCTATTCAACGGAAGTTGGTCTTTTACCAGTCCAATAACTTCCGCTGATTTCTCCACTACTGTAATTTTCTCAATATCAGTTTTATCCTGTATTGCAAGCAAAATCATTCCTATGCCAAGACCGCCAATAAGTACATTACCATGTGCATTTGCAACGAATCTCGCATTTGTCCTCTTCTCCATATCCGTGTCAGACATAACGACTTCTATTCCGTGACGGAGACGAATGTATTTTCCACATGGTATTCCGTGAAGCATTGCGTAAAGATTGTTTTTACCTATTTCAAATTTTTCCAATGCATAGTCCCCGACCTTGCGCTCCTGTAAAATATCACTCATGTTCGCATACATTAAAGAACTCCTTTCTTACATCAACAATCTGTCTCGTCTGTCCCAGCAATGCCCGATTATGCTTTGCCCTTCGCTCATTGTCACAGATAAACTGCTTGCAGATTTCCGGCCGCACCGGATAGATTCTGCATTTCTCACAACTCTTGTCTGTGTCAAGAAAAGGACAGGTCATGTCATACGGTCGATTCGCCGTAGGAAGCAGGTGCTTACACTCTTTGATATGGTTCTTACGAATATATCTGTGAATGACATCCACCTCTTTTCTGCTCATAGGTAAGAGGTTGGAACAGCAGTTACCGCATTGGCTACATTTTCCGTCTTTGCAGAAATTGTAAATATTATCTTCCATGCCTTTCTGCACGAACTCTAAATAAGATGAAACTTCCATAGGCTACTCCAATTCTTCCTCTGCCGGGAACTGAAAATATCCATTCAAATTATTAAACTCCACACGATTGCCAGAATCTCTTACCATAACAGTTCCGAAACCGCCTTTCATAAGTTCTTTCATTTCTTTTTCAAAATCCTGCGATACCTCTGCATTGGTGATAAATCGACCTGTATATGCAGTTCTAAGCAATTCCATAGCTTTCTTGGCTTTTTCTTCCGAATTGTATTCAGCCATTTTTGCTGCCGTCATAGAGCTGTTATAGCAATAAATAGCCGCATGCTCAACACCGTCATATTCCCCAACTGCCATAGAAAAAGAACTGATTTCATAAGGCACATCAATTGTGCCATCCTGTGATATAACTCTCATGGCAGCCTCCTAATCTTTCATAAAGTCCGGCAAATTCTCGTCATTCTCTGCCGATTCAACAACTTCCGCTTCGACTGCTGCGCTTTCAACTTCTTTTGCTTCCGCATCTACAACAAAATCCTCTGAATTGGCGTTCTCGGCAATTTCTTCCTGCGTCTGCTGATAAGTTTCATCCATCTGCATAAGAGACTGTTTTGCAATAGCATTGAGGTCCTTTGGGTGCTTCTTGATTGCATTGTTACGCATCTTACGAACAATCATGGATTCCGATGTATCAAGCCATGCAGCACTCATGTATGGTCTTGCAACTTCACAGGCAAGCATATCTTCAATAGTCTCACATTCTAAAAGTGCTTTCAGAACTTCATTTTTCTTTTCTGCGATAGCTTTCTTTTCTTCATCTGTAGCATCATATCTCGTTCTAGGTACAACCTTTCCACTCTTATCTTTTTTTGTTCCAAGTAAACCGAAAGTCTCATTCATCAGATTATTACGGACATGAGCGAAAAGATTTCCTTTTACACTTTCACGTTCTGCAATCATGTACTCGATTTTTCCATCATTCATTTCAACAGGATAAACAACACGGATCACTTTCTGTGACAATCCTTTTTCTTCCCACTCCGGCGGCGTAACTTCAACACCTCTGTGCTTCGGATATGTAAATTCATCCCCTTCTTTCACAAGCCATACTGGATATACCTTTTTAACATCAACACCAAAGTTGCGAAGAAGCGCATCGTTTCCGTCTCCCTCGATTCCCATTTCTACTTCCTTGTACCAGTTTCCATTTGCATCCTGTTTACTTCTCAACTGGAAATAGCACTCTCTTGGTACAGCATTAGCATTAAGCTTAAGGCTTGATACCTGTCCAATAACCTGTCTCAAATTAGAACCATTCAAGTTGCTCATAGCGGCTTTGTTGGATGTAACAAGGTTGTAAATTGCACTCATGGATGCCATGGCACACTGCTTGGAATAATCATCAAACACAAGTCCATGCTCTGCGAAGTCACGCTCCATAAGCCCTGTGTACTGATTAGCATAATAAGAAAGCTGTGTATTCATTTCCTGTTTTCCCTGTGCTGCTACTTCCTGTTTCTTTGTTTCTGCCATAATTACTTACCTGCCCTTTCTGATTTAATGTACTTGATACAATCCACCGTTTCTCCGTCTTCGATTTCCTTATGCCGTCTGTTCAGAATGATGAGCCACTTAAAACTATTGTTGCTAAATCCCATGTTGAATTTGCTTCTGCTCGCTCCCATCACAAACTCCGAATTATCGTATTTCACAATCGAATGTTCCCCTCTGAATGAAACCTGTCCGTTGTCCTCAATGGCATATAAATTTACTGTATCTCCAACGCTCAAATTTTCCCCTGTAATGTCACAAATGTTCGTTTCTTCTCCGATACGTCCGTAGTCGACAGTTCCATCCGGCGGTACTAAATGTGGCTCAAAGTCCACTTCCTTTTCTTCCGGTTCATCACCGGACTTCTTTGTATTGTCCGCATCCTGTAAAATGCGGTTGTAATCTTCTTTCCCAAGCTCGTGCTTTAAAACCTCTAACAGTGACACGAACTCTGCCATTACAACCGGTTTAAAACCGGTTACCTCTACTGTTCCAAAATCTGATTTAATCATAATTTATTCCTCGCTTTCTCCGGCATCTACCGGTTCCTCATATTTCCTCACGACTGCCACCTTATCAGCACCGTAGGTTTCCACCCACTTCATATCCACGGTTTCATCCGTAACCATCAGCTTTGCACCTTTGGCATTTACAACCGTATCACCGGCTTTTACAGAATCATCGGTGCGGTATGTATAGCTTCTGGTGCTGTTTGGAAATTTTGCTTTGATATACTGCATCATTCCCCCTCCTTTTTCACATATCCATTTGACAAATTTTCAAGAATACGCAAAAGTCTTTCGTTTGTTTCTAAGGCTTTTCTAAGTTCTCTTTCAAGGCAATATTTATTGTCCTTAAGCTCATCTACCTTTGCTTGTAAATCCGAGTTTTCAGCCTTCAATTTTTCAATATCATCCATGTACACGACCTCTCTTTCCTTTATTTCTCATATCTTTCTCACAATACGGAAGAGAACAATGTCCGTGTTCCGCAAAATCAAAGAATCCTCTCTTACGTGCATTCTTCCAACGCTTGCATGACATACACCGTGCATCAGGCTGTGTGACGTTGTTTCCAATTCCTACTCTTGACATTTACACTCCCTCGACTTTCAACTGCTTGTCCTCGGACACGCTCAAAAGAATTAACTGCGCGTCCATATCCGGTACGTTGTACTCATTCAGCGATTCTGCGTTATCAACGAAAATCGGTACGCTTACACCGTATAACTCGCTTAACGAACGGATAATATCAAGTCCGGCTACGATTCTGTGACCACTGTTCAAGGTCGAATAAGGCACACCATTCACAGTACATTCACAACAATCTTTAAGTCCGCCATTTAATTGCGTTTCAAAGAGTTTGAAGTTTACGGTCTTGAAGTGACTGTTGATAGATTCAGAAACCTTATCCAGTTTGAAACGAATGAACTCTTCCAAGAGGTAAAGCATCTGTTCCTGATCGGCAACTTTCTGTCCGATTTCTTTCTGCTCTGCCTGCAACTGTGCAATTCTCTCGTCAATTTCAACGTTCATAGAAGCTTTGGCAATGATTTTATTTACTTCGTCAAGCTGGCTCTGCAAATCTGATTTTTCAGCTTTTAAATCATTAACAATCTGATCCGCTCCGTCTGATTCAAGCTTTTCGATCTCTGCCAGTACTTCATTATGTCTTGCTTTCAACTTTGCATATTCCTCATTCTGCGAATAATCAGCTTCTGCCGGAATTTCAGATAACTTCTTTTCGGCTTCGTTTTTCTTTGCAAGTGCCGAATTTTCTTTCGGCTTCAATTCGACCATTTCCTTTTTTAAGGATTCATTTTCAGAAGCAAGCTTTTCAATAAGGTTTTTCTTTTCATATCCAGAATTTACAATTTCTTGCAGTTTTGCAGCATTTGAAGATTTGAACTCGTTCAACGCAAGCATATGTTTTGTTTCCAATTCTGCTTTTGCTTTAGCCTTTTTCATTTCAAAATCTGTCTTTAACTGCTCAATTTTATCTTCTGGCAATTTCTGACCGCACAATGAGCAAACAGTACTATTTTCGTCAAATACCCACTTAGACTCATCAAAGAGATATGGTGCTTCATCAAATGTCTTGGATTTTTCCATATTGTACTGCTCGCCAAGTTTCTTGCGTTCTACCTCTGCTTTGCGAATAGATTCTTCATTGCCGGAAATTCTGCTCTGATTATCAGCAATTTGATTATGTATGTTCTGAAGCTCTCTCGAAGCTTCATATTTCATATCATCATATTCTCTGCTTTTATCACTAAGCTCACGATTCATAGTCTGCATAATGCCGGATAAATCAAATTGCAACTGTAATTCTTCGCTTTGCAGACGATCAAGTGATTTGTCCGCACCGGAAATCTTCTGGTCACATTCGGAAATTTTCCTCTCTAAGTCCGCTTTTGCAAGCTCCTGCTCTGCCACATCAACATCAACCTTAGATTTCTCTGCTTCATCAATACGGACCGGAATTTCAGTCTGCTTCTTTTTCCACTCTGTAAGAGCCTTAGAAAACTTTGAACGAATATCATCTGTAGATGGTGCTTTCTCCAATTCATCAAACAACGGTGCATACTTGGCATCTGTCTTTGCCAATTCCACATCTGATATCTCTGAAACAAGTTTCATCAGAATATCTCTTTGGTCTTTCCATTTCAGAGAAGAGAAATACTGCGGATTGGTCAGCATCTTAAACATATCCTCGCTCTGCGCAAGACCGGAAACATAAGCTTTGAAATCAGCTTCACTCTTTGGATAACCGTCAATTTCAAATGAATTGACATTTCCCTGCAATGCAACAGTATCAGTGCCGCGCTTCTTAACCCAGTTCTGCTTCTGAACCTTGGAAAGCTCTACTTCCTTGCCATCTACATCCAGAACCGCTACAACCTTGATTTCTACGTTGTCAATACGGTTTCCGTCCTTATCTAATGGTCGAACATTGAACTTTTCCTCTCCAGCACTGTTCTTGTTAAAAAGCAACCAGGTAAACGCATCAAAGATAGTTGTTTTTCCTGCTGCATTCTGCCCTTTAATGTTTGTCTTATTCGAGAAATTCACATCAAGGCTCTTGATTCCCTTAAAATTCTCCATGTGTATTGATTTCAAAATCATTTTCATACTGCTTATTCTTTCCTTTCATTCATTAATTTTTTGAAGTAATTTTCGTTTTCGATATAGCCGCTTAACATTGCAACAATTGACATACTCATAGTGAGAGCCTTCGTGCCAGTTTTTCTTATCTGATTTTCATTTTCCCGTGTAATCTCTCTGTGAAGTGAGTTTATATATGTCCTGCACTCAAGCAACTCTTCATATTCTTCTTTAGTAATACAAATACAATCAATGGTCTTCTTTGCCATCATCTACCACCTCGATCCTGCTTGTCGACACCTCATATGTAATATGCTTTTCTGTCTCAGTCTCATTAATTTTTTTTGTATATTCTCTACTCTGGATACGACCAAATATCTGAATATGTCCTCCGACTTCAAGTCTCGATACGAACCTTGCATTTCTTCCCCAGGCAATGCATGGAATATAATCTGTTTTTCCATAAGAACGGTTCACTGCAAGCAATAAATCTGCAACCTCTCTACCAAGTGGTGTTACCCGGTAAATAATATCTTTGCAAATATAACCGTCTAAGAAAATCTGATTTGTTTTTATCCCATCATCTACATCATCCAACAGTTCTAATTCCATGACGAACACGGATAAAACAAGATGATTCTTTTCTCCATCGTGCAGGTTAAAAGACCGGAACTGTCCGTTCACATGGATTGTTTTGCCTGTATAATCAGAATTTACATCAATTAGACGATCTGAGATTAAAAGAGGTACATAATCCAGTGTTTCACTTAAGCGTTTTACCGCAACTTCTGCAAGGTAAAATCCTTCTCCGAATGTCTTGTGGCTGAATGTGAAATTTGAAACAATTTCTCCAACAAGCTCTACATTATTATTCTCTATCAGTTTATTCATATTTGAAATTCTCCTTTTCTTGTGCTAAAATAGTCGCAAATAGCTTATGCTATTGCTTGAACTGGAATCATTCTGCTTTGGTCGGTTTGGATGATTCCTTTTCTTTTTCTTCATGAAGCCTTTCTAACTCCATAGTTCTTTTGATGATTTCATCTGCATATTTAGTCCGGTTTTCATATCCCTTTTCCACTGCTCCAGATGTTCCGTTGTATTTCATCAATACGATACTCATATCCTCATACTCCGCAAATAATTCCGCCAGATAGTCACAACCGACAAGGATATTTCCGTATGGATCATAAATATCAGTTACTCCAAGGCGGTTCATTCGCTCTGTATGATATTTTTCATTGATCTGCATCAATCCTTTGCATCCACCATTCGTAGCATCTGCTTGTCCACTACTCTCATGCTCTACGATTGCCATAATCATTTCTGGACAAATATGATACCGATTTGAAATTGTATTAATATAAGGAAGAAACTCATTTGAAATCCAGGTATCTCTCGGTTCTGCTGCTATCATATGTGATATAGGTAATGTCGCCATCAATGTAAGAACCATTATTATGGAAAGAATCTCTTTCAATAATCTCTTCTTCATCCTGCCATCCTCCGTCAATTTTTGTACCGATAAAAAATACACACCATCCGATTACAATTGGAATTGAAAGTATCGGATGCTCGGTCACATCTGCGCACATTGAAATTAATGCTAGTAATGCACCGATAATTTCAATAACTATTGCTATTTTCTTCATAAGCACCTCACTCCTGCCACTTATAGGAATCGTTGGCAATCTCCTCGCCATACAAGCAAACAAAATCTGTTATTAATGCGATAAACTCTGAATTTGTTGGTTTCCCTTTTCTTGCTGAAACAGTGTAGCCAAAAATCTTGTTGATTACATTTGTGTTGCCGTTTGTCCAAGTAATTTCTATCGCATGTCGAATTGCTCTTTCAACCCTTGTGACTTTATCATTGTTTTCCTGTGCGATTTCGGCATAAATACCTTTCGCAATACAATTGAGTTTATTTCTATCTTCTAGGCACATTTCAATTGCCAGAATTATATAACCATATCCTTTTATATTATGCTTTACGCCAATCTGATCTAAGGTCTTTCTTATTGCAATATTCTTTTGTCTATCCATGTTTTCTCCTCTTTCTTATCACGATACACAGTAATACATCATCATTTCCTTGATTACCAGTTCATAAGCCGGTCTAAGATCTTTGTCATTGGCAATTATATAAATTTTATTAATCTTATCCAGTTCAGACTTCTTAATATCCGGTCTTTCTTCCAATGCTCTACCCTTTGCTTTTTGAACCCGATCATCAAGACGACAGTTCCTTTTCTGTTTTAACCTTTCATAACTTTCAGTTCTTGCAAGGGAATAATTTTTGCTTCTGCCGTAACCTTTATCAAACTTCGGGCTTTCTGCTATCTGTGCGATACGGTCATTCGCCCATTTCTGAAAACCTTCCGTATCATCGGTTTTCTGAAATGTGTCCACAATTGCATCCTGCTTCTGCTCAATGCGATTCATCTGCTCTGCCTGCCGTTTCTGTTCCAGTTCCATTTTTGCCTGTCCGTCAGCAATGGCATAAAACATCTGCATTTGTGGTGATAACTGTGAACGATTGATTGCCGCTTGCTTTACTCTTTCTTCTATTGTGGTGAAATACTCTCTTGCCAGTTCCGCTTTTTCTCCATTTCCTTTACAAGAAAGTTTCTTTGCAAAATGGGCTGTGAGTTTATAATCTGTTGTAGGGTTAGGATTGAAATTCCGTTCTTCATCTATGACGAACGCCCAATAATCAACGTTTTCCTCCGCAAATTCGTTTTCGGTGATATTGCTTTTGCACCATCTGGAATAGTTGCGGCTGTCCAGTTCCAAGAACTCATACAACTTTTTTGCCGTAGTCATTCCGTTTTCATCAACACCGAGTGCAATCTCAATCGGTGTTTGCGTTTTTGATGGTTCTAATAATTCGTTCATTTACTCTCCTTTCTCCAATTTTCCAAACTCTATAGGTTTTTCATCGCATTTGAATTTTATGCTCTCAATTTCTCCAATTCCTTCCTGTTGTAACTTCAAAATCGGTGTATCAGTTGTAAGTTCAAAAACATTCAAGTCGATTGTAAGCATTGGGATATTGTTTCCCGGAAGCTTTTTTAATTCAAAACTTCTAAGCCCATTGATTGTATGACCGTCAATGAGAAGTTCCATAAAAATTCCATGCTCTCCATTGCACTGTCTGATTTCAATTTTCGATGTGTTCATTTTTCTCCTTTCCGTAGAAGGAATCTCTCAATATCAACATGGAGATAATTGGCAACCTTCTGTACCTTATCCCATGCCGGAGATACATCATTCCACTTACACATGCTCCCTTGAGCAAATCCACATTCGTCTTCAATTTTCCTAATCGGAATTCCTTTTTCTTTTGCTATCTCTTTAATCACGTCGTATAGCAATTTATGTTCCTCCTTTCTTTCAGAGGTTCTGAAAATTTCACTAAAATATATTGACTGTATTCTGAAAATAATCTATAATTTAAGTTGTCAAGTGAAATTACACATTATTTAACAGGCATTTTATATGTCGCTTTTTTATTGCGATTTTTTCAGAACCTTTAATCTCATTATAAGCGATATTTTCAGAATGTCAATATTAAATTTTGCGTTTTTTTCAGAATTTTATATTGAGGTGCATTATGACGCTTAGGGATACCATCAAGGGATTGTGTAAAGAAAGAAACATTTCTCTTAACAAACTAGAAACTGAATTGGGTTTTGCAAAAGGATATGTAAGCAAATTAGATAAGAGCACACCGAACAGTGCCAAAATACAGCAAATTGCTGATTACTTTGGTGTAACTGTAGACTATTTAATAACGGGTAAAGATAATAGATATTCAGATGCTGATGCTCTTTTAGACGTTCGTATTTCAGAGGATTTTGAATTAAAGGAAGCTATAAAGAAATACTATGCGCTTGATGACCGGAAGAAAAAACATGTGTTAGAATTAATTGACTTATTGAGCATTGAACAGTGATTATGTATATATTGATATTTTCGATTATTTTGTTTTTCATCATAAAACGCCTTATTCATTGCATAAAAAGTAACCCGGTCAAAAAACTACCCTATATCGTATTAAAACTTATCAGCTCAATAATTTTCATTTTCTCGATAGGCGTTATTGGAAATATATGTAGTATTTTCCGTTCAGAATCAGATTCTGAACGTGTCACATCAATTCATTCTCCATCGGATGCAATTTTATATTCAACTGAATCCGCTATTTATGATAATACTTTATCTAGTGAACCTGAAACGCATAAAAATGAAGCTAATACTTCTACTATATCTGATGAAATAATAGAAAAATATAAAAATTCTTCTATACCTATTTATGATAAAGATGCGTTTAAAAATTCTTGTATAGAAATCACATACAACAATCTTGATAAATCATGGATTGGTAAGAATGTTACAAAAGAAATATTATTTACAGATACAATGAACGATGAATATGTATGCGGAGCTGCAGAAAGTTATATCGAAGACTATAACGATTATCAACACACCTATAGAGTGTACGATATACTTGACTGTAGGATAAATAAATCATTTCCTATATACTCGAACGACGTTTTTAGAATATATGGTACAGTCAAAGATGTTCAATATAATTATGCAAATGGGTTGAACTACCCTATTATTGATATGTATTACGCAGATTACATACGAGAATGGGGTAAAGATATCGATACTTCAAAAACATTAGCTCAAATAGAGGATGAGCGTATTACCGAGCAAAACGAATTAAAATCCAAACAAGAATATTATCATTCTTTAAATTCAGATTACACTGGAACAACTAAAAACATCGACAGTATGCTATCCCTTGATGAGGATGATTTTAAAAATCATTGCGACGCTATGAACTATTACAATCTCATGTCTTCTACAGAAGATTTGAACGGACGATTTGTAAAAGTACATTTACAATTAGAATACGGTAAAATATTTTTATCCCAAGATTCTAAGTATAAATACCTCAATAGTTATGCAACTATTTTTAATATCGATGATAAGTTATGGAGTTGTCATTTGTACAACGAAAGTGTCGATGCATATAATGGTGATTATTTTTATACTTTTTTTGCTGATGATCGTATCTCTTCTATAGATAGTCTAAAAGAAAATGACGAATTAATAGTATATGGCATAATTATAAATTATGAAAATAACAATTCCAATAATACGTTTGACATATTGGCATTATATATTGAATGATTATTTTCTTAAGGGCACACTAACGATGTGCCCTTTTTATTTTTTCCGGAATGAAAACGCAAAAATAATCTAATAATTCATCATCCCCAAGTCCTTCAATGATTGTATTTAAAAATGCTTTCTTTTCTTCTCTGTTTAAATTTTCCAAACGAATTTCATCTTCCATAATCAACCATTCTCCTATGTACCATGTGCCAGTTTATAATTCCCCGAAAATGTCCTACGAAAATTATAGAACATACGTTCTGTTTTTTCAATATGCATTTTCTACTTTAAAAAAAAAGTATCACACTTCAAGAACTTTATCAATAAATCGCATATTTTATCACCTCTTTCATACTGCTTTACAATAAGTATGTCAGAGTAAATTTGTAAAAAATGCATTTCCCCCAAATTTTACCAATAAAATAATTCACGAACATCCACTTTCAACGCATCTGCGATTCTAAACGCTACTTCTATCGTAGGGTTAGCATCTTTTTGGTTTTCCAATCGACAAATGGTACTTTTGCTTACGCCAGATTCCCTTGCTAACCGCTCCTCTGACCAGCCTTTTCCCCATCTTAGTTGTTGTAACTTGTGCTTCATGGGTAAAATTATACTAGCGTTCGTAACTAATTTTTAGCGGTAAAATTTACCATCTGGATATATTATGGCATAAATATTGTTTCGCCTGTGAAACACTTTCTCGCCAAATTACATGAGATTATATGTTGATATGTCTTTTATTATGGTATAATGATTTATTACCAAATAATCATATTACAAGTGGAGGAAATAGTTATGAAGAAAAAAATTATTTTACTGCTATCATCTATGTTAATTTTAGTCTCTGGTTGCGGAAATAATACTAAGACTGTGGATTTAACCCAATCACCAGACACGGAATCAGAAAGTATTGCAGTTGAAACGCAGGAAGAAACGGAGCAAAAAGAAAAGCTATTTGACAAAGATGTAGATATCATCCTATCGATGATTTCGGTTGGCGACACCGATATAGATACCTATGTAGAAGAGCAAAAAAATAATGATCCAGATGGTATTTATGCGGTTTATGATGATTCTCATTACACCTATACAATCAAAGAATCTAAGCGTAAAGAACTCGTAGAAAATTTCAAAAATGAAGATTATATTAATGATGCTTTCAAAGATATCTTTTCAGATGAACAATACAATGGTGCTTTCTTAAGTATGGACTATGATGATATGTTTAGAAATGTCACATTTTATGTAGATAAAAATGCATATGATAATGCTGGAATTGCTGCTGCACTTGGTCCTGTATTTGTAAGTGGCGTTTTTGCCGATTCGGCACAGGCGTATAACCTCGTTCCACCAGAAGAAAGAAGTTGCACCGTAAAAATCGTTGACAACGATACAAAAGAGGTTATTTACGATTCTAGTGAGGACACATCTTCTACAGAAGAATAATAACTTTTAATGGCCGGCACAGAGGAAACTCCATGCCGGCTATAGTTTTATTTCTCGTATGCAATAACATATTTTGAAGATGCCGTGATATATAACCCGGATTTAAGCCTGTACATACTGCCACCGCCGACCTTGATAGAACCCTCGGCAATGGTAAAGACTTCATTCTTCTGTACTCTTCCGGCTACTGCGGATTTATCCCAGCTTGGAGATTTTCTCACAGCAAGATCATCTACCAGGACTTTCACATATTTTTTCTTTTCTGGAAGTTGTACCGGTGCGACTGGCTTAGGCGCTGCCTGCACGTAATCAGCAAGAGCATAAGCAATTGCTGTACAAATCTGCTCGAATTTCTGCTGATATGCGGTGGCATCCGGATCATTTACAAAGCATACCTCAATTAACATTGACTTTGCTTTGGTCTTTTTAATTACATATAATCCGCTACCTTCTTTTACTCCACGGTTTGTGAATCCAAGAGCTGCGATATGCTCACAGACTTCTACTGCATCCGGGTACTGTCTGCCTTTATAGGTGTACACTTCCACGCCATGGCCAGCTCTCTTTGCATCATTATTAAAGTGGATGCTGATAAAATAATCCAAATCAGTACGATTTGCCATGTTTACTGCCTGTTGTAAATACGCTGACTGTGATGCAGCTTTATCTACCGTGCATGGTACAACCTCTACACCAGATGATTTAAACATTTCTGTCAATCTGTTACAAACTCTTCTTGTTTCAATACTCTCTACGATTACGCCGGAAGTTCCAGATCCGGCACCGGACAGCGTGTGTCCTGCATTTAATCCAATTCTCATATCCTATTCCTCCGCTTTTTCGATATACTGCTTAAATAACTGATGCAGTCCTGTGCTTGCCAGACCGCTAAATAAGCCACTTAATAAAATAGGTGCTGTAACTGTCCATCCGTTAATCCAAACCGCCAGAATAACACCAAGGACAGCGCAGATGGTAGGGATGTATTTATTATCCACATCCTTAATCCACTTCTTTACGACATAGCCTACACAAAGGCAAATGCCTACGATCACCGGCACCATAAATTCTGTTAAAAATCCTAAATCTGTCATGCTTTTAAATCCTCCAAATCATAAATTTTGTGCAATTAAAAAAATCAACCCAGATGCCAATGCCCCGGCAACCGTGCTGATTATTGCTGTTACTGCTGTGTTCTTATATTTTTTCAAATCCTCTGCCGGTTCTTTTTCGATACTGTCTACCCGGCTATCCATGCGATCCACCTTTTCATCTAAGGCGCATACATTTTCATTTGTATGTTTAACTTCTTCAACGAGTTGAACCATTGTCTGGCTCATTGTATGTATTTCCTCGACTACTGATTCAAGCTTATCAATTCTGTGTGTGTTGGACTTCGCTCTCTCCTCGACAGCGGTAATCCTTCTTTCATGGTTACGATTGCCATACATATTCAATCCTCTCTTTATGCTTTATGATATTGTTTTTATCCTAAGTGCTTAGTACAAAGAGCATTGCCTTTATCCGTATAGTTTTTATTCTCCATACTGCAACCCATAAACCAGAGTTTAATAAATTTTTTTTCCACATTTTACACATAACCTTGTTATATGTTCTTGTCCAAAAAATGACCACATTTCATTTGTATTTACATATTCATGTTTACATAACAACTGCCTAAATACATATTTTATCATAATCATGCCCTCGGAATAATGACAGCCCACTTATCGTTAACATTATCATATTTTAACAATCCTTCAGTCGAAATTGCATAAATCTGAAAATCATCGATAAATAAAAGCATAGTTGATGACTTATATGATTTTGAATCACTATAATCTATGACAGTCACATATAAAACATCATTCTGCTTTGCATAAGAGTTATAAAGCTGAGCAAGTGTCAGCGTCTTCGTTTCTTTTAATGGCAAATGAACAATATTTAACGAGTTTCTCGTCCTTGCAACGATTGCATCCACACTTAATTTCTGGGAAACCACATCACGCTTTTCTGTTATTCCGCCTCTCGTAATAGTAGGTTTCATTTTGACATTTTCAAACGAAGCAGTTGCCGTGGAAAGCCAGACGCTAATATATTTTATTTTCGTGTATTTTCCATCAATGTTATTAATTTCAACTGGAGAAGTTACATAAAATGTTTCAAGTTCCGAATCCTTCGCCCGCTCAAATGAGACTGCTAATGCCACTCCAGATGCTCTAGGTCGATTTTCGAAGTGAGGATCCATACTGTAAATGTCATTATATAATGGAATATTTTCAAAATTATCATGAATTAATCTAAATAATACTTGATTTGTTTTTGATGGAATTTTTCCATTGCTTCCGATAAGTAAAGATCCATCATTTTTAGCTTCCACCGTTGTTAACGACGAACTGTTGAATGACTTCGCATAACTGCCTGTGCTTGTTGCGCAATATGGAAATGGAATTAAATTCTCCTTTATAATCGTTAAACTCTGGCTTTGCTCGTTTATCTTTGCATTTGTTGCGTTAATGTCTGCTGCACCAAAAGCGTCGCCTTGCTGCGTGTATTCGGTTGCATCGTCAAATGATACCGTTCCATCATCATTCTGAATCATCCTAAATTTTCTTTTTTCATTCTTTGACGTATCCAGTACATCATCTTTGTAATTTGTCTTTAAATCTGCCATGTTTATACCCTTATTCCTTTCTGGCTACCAAGCCTAAATGACAACCTTGGAAGTGCTTCTTTATGAGCCGTCATTGTCTTATAAAGCAATAAAATAGCACTCTCAATCCGGTTAAATTCCGAATACAATGGAGTGCTTTGATTTGCGTAAAATGTTTTTTTATCTCCAATATCAAATGAATAACTACCAAGGTTTAGATTCTCCAAACAATCCTCAATAGCATTTATCTCTCTTGCGTATATCATACTCGTATATGTTTTGTCGTCGACCAAGCTTGCAATGCTTGGGAAGCCGTAAAAAAGTGCGGTTCCGAGTGCTTTGAGATATTCCAGATTTCCAATTATGCGGTTATAATCTTCAATATTGAAATAATCTGTATTCTTCCAATCCGTTTTAGGCACTATCCATGACATAATTAAGCCTCCCTTGGTTCGCCAAACACCTTGATATACTTTTCAACATCATATCTTCCCAGATAATCTTTTGTTGCTTCTTCAGTCTTTGCCCGGATTTCTCCTGTAGGATAAAGCGTGAAAAACTTTCCATTCGGTGTTTTGTACAGTTTCCTATTTGTATCTTCTTCTACAAAAATCAAATCTGCCGTATCTGTGTCGTAAAGTAGGTCATTAATAACTCTTTTCATAAAATTACCCCATCATTCTTAATGCGTGTCTAAGTTCCAACGTTCCACCAAAACTGCCGTTAAAGGTAAAAGTATTTGATTCAATCTCTACCTGCAGGTTATTGATTACATCACTATCCATGTAAATGATATCGGCTGCATTGAGCCTTGGTTCGCCACGGTATTTAACGTTATAAGAAGTATTGTTCTTATAATAATTTCCAAGCCATTCTGCTACGTCCTGTGCGTGTTTCTGCGTACTAATTAACTGATTTTCAAATGTAACAGTATTTCCTACACTCGCAAGATTTTGTGTGTAATACACCGAATCATCATTTGCTTGCGGCTTTCCTTGTTCATCATTTGTAAATGTAAATACTCTTACCGAAACTGCTTTATTCTGCGCTTCTTTGTATCCAATTGGGTTTTCTAACATATCCTGCTTTTTCAAAGTATAGCCGGATAAATCTCCAAAAGATACCTTGTTGACAAGAACTCTGTCATTCGGATATGCCTTGGTAAATTCCAATGTCATTCTGTCAAATATGCTAAACTCATGATAAAGAATATTGCTCTTGCTTAAGTCTTTAAACTCCACAGTTTCAACAAGTGAATCATTTCTATACGTATGAATAAGCATATTCTTTGGTGGGTTTCCATCGAAATCAACGTAAACACTGTAATATACATATCCTGCCGGTAATTTTACTGTAACGGATGGATTGGTCTTGAAATTTCCATAATCATCCGATACTTCCGCACTGACAAATGATGTTGCAAGATAATTTCCGTCCTCCGGCATAAATACCATACTTCCATCCGTGGAAAAGAAGTTCTTTGTCATGTCGGCATAAATGTAACTGCTTCCTTTGATGATATTTTCCGGGTGCGACCAAGTACTCGCTGATTCGGTTGTAACCGTCAAATCATCCGGATTAAGTACCGTTGCAAAATTTGCTTTTATGCATGGCTTTCCCTCTTTGTTCTGATATAAAATACATCTACCGGCATTTGCGATCAATTGTAAGCACTGTGCGTATGAAGCTTCCGGCAAAGGATTTGTGACTGTAATATCCTTAAGACATTCATCTATTTCATATTCATCCGGTTCTAATCCGTATGCGGTCAATACCGCTTCTGCATCGTCATACAGTGTACGTGTGTGGATTTTATTGCCGGCTGTGTACTTATCTGTCATAAATGCAAATATATCTTTTGCAGTAAAACTCATTGCACCTTTTTGAGATTTCCAGCTTGATAAATACACGTTCGCCATTTGCAACCACTCAATGGTATCGTCTGCTAATGTCACTCCCACTGATACCGGTATTTTCTGTCCTGCCTGTAAATAATTGATAAAAGAATTTCTATCGTCTACATTGAATCTATTTTCAAAATCGTTAACTGTAAGCGAGTAATCAACACTTGGTAATTCTTCACATACTGCATTGACCTGTTCTTTTAGTGTTGATGATTTGATATCATCATTTGTAAAATTCAAACCGACACCCATTAATACTTTGTTAATTCTTAATCTTTGCTGACCGCCAGCCATGGCGATTGGTATAATCTGCACATAAGACGTTTCGCCCAAAGTATCTGTTGTGGTATAATTCATTGCATCATTCGTATATGTCTTTTCAATCGTTTCCGTCTTAAGCTTGAATGATGTAGGATAACATTCATCAAAGTCAATTGAAAAACCTTTGATTTCGTATGCTTTATCAAATCTGATCGTGATTGTTCCGAGAATATCATTCGTTGTACAACTTCTATTCTGTACGAATTGTGCAAATTCGTTATTCTCCGGAAGAAACAGCATACTTCCGTCTGCTTTGAAATAATTCTGCTCCAAAGTCGCATATCTTCCGTCCACATCTTTATTGTTCAAAGGTGTGTTCTGGTTGCTCCAATATGCAAAACTACCATCAAGAACTGCTGAACTTTGTGCAAACTGATTTATGACACCGACAACAACAGTCATATAGCCTTGCTTTCGTATCATGCTATCCATCATTTCTTTATATTGTCTTGATACTGTCTGCATTAATCCCACCCACAATCAATCAAATTGAATTTACAAGTCGAATAGTTCTTATAGAAAATACCATCCAGAAACAGTGGCTTTCCGCTTGTATCTCCCGGGTACATATAAATGGTATGCCTTTGGTTATCGTCGCCAGTAAATGTCACTGGAACAAAAAATGGTTCTAATGCGGCTTTCATCATTTTCCATGTAGCGGCATCAAGACCATTCCATTGTAGATTATTCAATTTCCATAATTTTCTTCCGACAAGCTGTCCGACAACTGCATTATTGGCATTTCTGCCGGAATTTACTGTCTGTGAATGTATGACTTCCAATCCTCTTGACGGATAAGGGAATTGCACACCGTTCACAATCAAAAAATCAGATGTTTTTCCTCTCATAAAGCCACCGCCTATAATTTTATTAGGTCAACAACTATTTGCCTTAAATAGCCGATTTATTGCAATAGAAAAGCACTTACCCTTTAATTTGATGTGATAAGTGCTAGTCTTGATAATTTAATAAAATGTAAATCCGCAACTGTTACACATGATTTTCTTCTGTGTATACGTCTGTTCTTTCCTTACAATTTTTTCTTTTTTATTCATAAGTGTAAACGGATGTAATGGATTCAGGTTCGCCGTGTATCTTGTCTTAGTTTTTCCCGGAACATATCTTTGCTCTGTATACCAAGAACAATCCGCACTATGGCATCTTGGACAGTAAACCTCTATCTTTTCCCCGAATAAAGTATATTTATATATCCCTTTAAAAAATGGGTCTGCTTTTTTCTCTGGTGGACTATTTCTCATGAACGCTCTGGCGATTCCTGTTACTTCCGGTTCTCTATTTCTCCTGTCCGGTTCTAAGAAAGTTGTCTTTTTATTTTTCATTGTTGAATAAGGTGTTATACGCATTCCGCATGCTTCACAATAATCTGCATCTTTTTCGTTTCTTTCTCCACAAAATTCGCAATACGTAAAGTTATCTTCGCATTCCTCTTCGTGTTTTTCTTCAAAATCATGTAAGTGTTCCTTGATTGGAAATCCACATCCTATACATATTTCAGCTTTATCAGAAATTTTTCTTCCGCATTCCGGGCATTTAATAAGAGCCATGGTTCATTCCTCCGTCCTATGGACAAATTGTACCTCATTCAAAGGGAAAATGGAAGCCTATCCAAAGATAAACTTCCATACTATTAAGTAGTTCTTAATGTCAATCCCATTGCACGTTGCCCTCTTATGTTCGCCCTAGCAATATCCTTATCGCCTATATTTACTGACATATCTTTATCAGCAACCTCTCTTGTATTCTGCGCAATCTGCGATAAATACGGAGATAATATTTGTCCTACTGCATCAGCAACACCTTGTGATACACCGATGGAAACTGCTTCTACGATTTGATCGTTATTTGCGACTGCATTTCTATTTCCGATTCTACCGACCATCTCATTCAGTCCGTTTTCACGAGCCATGAATAGCTGTCCTGTCTCTGGGAAACCGCCTGTTTCAAATGTTGGTATTCTGCCAAGGTTAATGCTTCCTGCTGGTACTAATTCTCTTCCAGCAATTACAACAGCATTCCACGAAAACGAAAGCTTATCATTAACCCAATTTGCGAAATTGTTCCAAATTTGTTTTGCGCCAGCAATTGCATTATTAAACGCTTGTTCAATACCATCTTTAATACCGTTAAAAGTCCATCTTTCTTTTGTGAATTTAGGTTTAACCCTTTCGTTCCACCATTTGTAGAACCCTGTATTTTCCCACCAGTTCGAAAATTCATTCCATTTACCAGAAAGCCCATCTTTAATGTTTGTTCCGAAAGTAGACCATTTTTCTTTTGTAAACCACGGTGCCACATCACTATTCCACCACTTGTAGAACCCGGTATCAGTCCACCATGTATCAAATTCTTCCCACTTTTCCGATAATCCATTTTTTACATTATCCCCTAATTCGTTCCATTTCTCTTTCGTAAACCACGGTGCTACATTTTCATCCCACCAGACGACTATGCCTGTCTCGCTCCACCATGTGCTAAATTCAATCCATTTTTCTGAAAGCCCATCTTTGATGCCATTTCCTATCTCAACCCACTTTTCCTTTGTGAACCAAGGGAATATGTTGTCTTCTGCGTATTGTTGCGCTTCCCCCCATTTTTGCGATAGCTTTTCTTTGATATTATCAATTTCTACGGAAAGATTAAATTTAAAATTTCCCCATGCTTCGTTCAGATTATCCTTTAATTCTCTGATTTTTTCTTGCAAATTAGGTAATACAACTTCTGCGTGTAAATCAACATCATCAAGACCATTTAAAGCTTTCCATTCATCAATCCATTCTTTTAGACTGAATCCGCCAGAAAATTGACCATTCGTTTCTTCTAAATTCTTATTAAAATTGTCAAGTGCCTTATTGTAATCATCCAGATTTTTATAATCTTCTTGGTTAGGCATATCTTTTAACCATTCTAAATCTGGCTGTCCACTAATAATTCCACCGCCAATGGCATCTATCCAACCAAAAGGATTTAATGTTGTTTTCACGCCAGTAGAAAATCCATCGGAAAAGCTTCCACTTTCCAAAGATTTTTTAAAATCGTCATTTGCTTTATCAAGACTGTCCTTGCCAACTTTTACAGATGCAATACCAACTGCCAATGATACAGTTATTGGTATAATATATGAAAGCATTGATGTTACGGATGAAGCCCCGAATGCACCTGCAAATTTATTTGCAATTAATGATGCTATTGTTTCTTTAAACAATGTGCTAGTTAATACTTTTCCTGCGTATTTAAGCGTAAATGCACCGATAAGGATTGCAACTGTATCAACATCTAATTCTGATAAAAAGTCTTTAATTCCATCAAATACGTCTTTCCATTTTACCTTTTTAATGGCTTCCTTGATGGCATCCTTTAATCCTTTAACAAAAGTATTTAACGCTTTTCCAGCCGCCTTAAAATCAAACGTGGAAAAGAACGTGTTAATTCCCTCTGCGATTGAATCTCCAAGGTTATTCCAATCAAAAGTTTCGCCAAACGACAATGCCGCATAAATAGCCGTATTCAAAGCACTGGCAATCGTCATGCCGACATCCCCGAACAATCTCGGTGTAATCAGTCCATTAAGAAACTGTGCAAATCCTGTTCCGAAGTTATTAGCAACTCCATATACGGATCCCCAGTTAATTTTCTCTAACGCGGAAGAAATACCATTGCTGATATATGTTCCTATGCCCTCATAATCTCCACGCTTAAATGCACTGCAAATAGTGTCTGCAATCTTTTGTGCTTTGTTCTCCGATTCTGCAAAGGCTTTATCCCATACAGTTTCATAATCCTTTAATGCGTCTGCGATTGCACCGGATAAATCAACACCGCCGCCAGCACCGCTACCACTACCAGATGAACCACTGCCGGATGTCGGGTCATTGATGTTTAATTCGTCAATTCCAAGTGTAACATCCTTAAGCTTTTTAGCGGCATTTGCCGCACTTCCAAGGCTATCAGCCGCATCGTCCGCATCGTCTCCCAAGTCCTCAAGCCCCGTTCCATATCCTTTACTTGTTCCATCCTGTAAATCTTTCAGCCAGTTCGAACCGAAGAAATGGAAACCAAGTGTTGTGAATAACCGGTTCAGTGCCATTACCATAGCATTAATAACCGGAAGTACATTTTTTACAATTGGAAGTAATAAGTTTCCGATTGTTCTCGCAAGATTTGATATCTGCTGTTTCGTGATTCTGTACTGGTTTGCTACAGAACCAAGTGTATTTGCTTGGTCTCCCCAAGCAACCTTTGACTGGTCTAAAATCGCAATCAAACGTAACTGCATCTTTTCTGCCTGCGTCATTGCGGACAGAGATTTTGTTACACCAAGATTATATGCATACTGTTGTAATGTGGCATTTGTAATATCAATACCGAATTTATACAGTGCCCTTGACTGTCCAATCAATCCAGACTGGAAGTTTGTCATAACAGATGACAAATCCTCGTTAGTATATGAGGACATATCTGCCGCCAGCATGGACAATGCCTTTGCCGTATTGGTACTGGTTTCTCCACAAAGACCGACTGCATTAGTCACAGATACAATCTTTGCCTGGTAGTTCATTAACTGCTCTGGGTCAAGACCGAGGTTCTTATTCCCAGTCAGAGATAAGTCTCCAACATCTCCAATCTCATACCCTGTCATTTTTAAGGTAAGAGTCTTTAATCTGCCAGCAAACGAATTGGCGTAAGCTTCAGCACTGTCATATCCGTATTGCTCAAACTGCTTTCCAAATTCAGTACCGATTTTATCAATCGCAACATTCCAGTAGTTGAACGTTTCAACATAATCCATCGAGGACATGACAGCTTTCCATGCTTTCTGTATTCCTCTTGCAACCATAAAGAAGTTTGCGTAGAAAGAACCAGCAATTTGTGCAAAACTCTTAAAGCTTCTTCCACTCTTCTGTGTGCTGGCAGTAAGCGTATTAAACAGTCTCGATAATTTACTTGCACTTCCGCCAGTCTGTGAAGCGGCTGATTGCGTTCCCTTTAATCCCTGTGCCAGATTCGCCAAAGCATTTGTCATATCTATGATATTCTTGCTCATTTGCGGTGCTTTGGAAATTGTTGTCATCATTTGATTAAAAGCTGTTGCAAACTTCGGCATATTCGCCATTGCACTTGTAACGCCCTTATTCCCAAGTTTGGAAATATTCTTCGCAAACTCACTGATTGCAGACGCATTTGTAGATGCCGCACTGAAAGAGGACAACTGCTTAGCCATTACTCCAAGTGCTGACGAAGTAGCATTTATGCTTGCCGTATTGATGGATGCAATTTTCTGAATATTACTTGAAAGTCTTGTGAAATCAGATGTCTTGATATTTGACATCCCGGAACTTGCCTTACAGATTTTCTCTATTCCATTTGCAAATCCAGTTAAATCACTTCCATTGATTTTTCCAACAGATGAACTTAACTTCTCTAATTTGCTGATAAATGCATCTAAAGCTCTATTCGCTTTTACGGCAGACGCTTCAATCTCAACTTCCAGACGGTCAATATCTGCTGCTCCCATGATCTCACCAACTTCCTATAGCTTTTTAAGGTCAATGACTATCTTCCAACGTGATAGCCAGTAAAAAGAACGGACGCTATGACACGTCCGTTCCTTGATTTTCGTCAAATTTTCTATTAAATTCTTCTATCCACAATTTAAACTTCTCTTCCGGAGATAAAGGTTTTTCCTTTTCTACCAGTGAATAAGGCTTTTTCGGATATTTTGCATTTTTATTAAAGCATGATGCAATTGCTTGATGAACGTATAAGCCTTGATAATATGCCGCCACGTCCATAAGCTTTATTTGCTCTTCTTTTTCTTTGATGTACGTATCTTGGTACATGTACATATACTTAGGATTAAGCTCCCAGAACACATCAATAGGTATTCCCATTCTAAGTGCCGCTGGAAGCCATACATCATCAATCAGTCCAGAAAATGTGACTTCTTTTTTTTCGACAACTTCTACTCCGTTTTCTGTTGTGCAGATTTCTTCGTAGTCTTCTGTGTCTCCTCGCTCTCCTTGAGGAGTTTTTTGAAAAAACCGCTGTCACCGATTGCATTTACATAAGCAGTGTAAATATCCTGTAAATCGCCACCGCCATTAACGTGCTGGTCTGCTAAATATTCTGCCTGCTCAACAGGGCAATTTACACAAACAGCAATAAAAGCTGCTACTGCTGTAAAGAAGTAGCCCGGTGAGTTTAATCCGGTCAGTGGCAATCCCATCTGTTCAAACATTCTCGAATGTCTAAATGTTAATTCCGGTACCTGATAAGTTTTGTTGTTAATTTTTACTGTTGCCATAATAAATTCTCCTTTTCAATCTTAGGCTGTTGCAGCTCCGACTGAAATCTTTGTGGAAGGCGATACAGAAATGGTCATTTCACGAACACCATTTACTTCTCCCTCGTTAATGTAAACTGAATGCTGTCCTTCCCATGTAGCTACACCATCTGCTCCGTTAGTTCCCATTTGCAAACGATATTTCAATGGTGTCCCCTCTTTTGCCTTTACTGACGTATAAGCTTTCAATGTGTAGTTTGCGGTAAACTCCATAGCATCCTGCGACTGTACACCTGCAATGAATGTCTGTGATTCATCTTCAAGGTCTGTTGTTTCAAGCTGATCCGGTGCACCGCCTAACTGTGGATAAGACTTAATCTTACACAGTTTTTCCCATGTTGTACCATCTGTACTTGTTTCCAAAATCGTTCCAATCGTACTTACTGCTTTCTTTTCTACTTCTGCCATATATTTTCCTTTCCACCGCTATCTTTTTGCGGTCAGCGAACACCTCTCGAGTTGGTGTCCGGTGCATAAAAATAAGAGCCTTTCGGCTCTAAGTTTCATTTATCTAAACCCATTAAAATCAATGGGTCTATTCTGTTTGTATTTCTTCTATCTTGTCTCCGTCTGCGTAAATCCGTTGGAATCTTGCAATCCAGCGGCTTACGTTTGGATCTGCTGCATTTGCAACAGGTACTGGACCGGCTTTACATTGCCATCCGTACTTAAGCATTATTTCTTTTGCCTTACTGCAAATCGTATAACAAGTATTATCAGCAAGGTTTCCGACTGCATATGCTGATATAGTAATCATTGGTGTCTGCGATCCTTCGTTTCCTTCCAAATCGTAATTGCCACCATAGTTATCACCTAAAGATACATCGCAATACGGAAAGTCTGTCTTTTTCGGCGTGATATATCTCCCAACCTTACATTGTGGATATGCAGTTTTCATTTTCTTTTCAAAATGTGTACAAAATGTATTCCATTCAAATGCCATTATCTAAATACCTCTCTGGCTATTTCTACAACTTTTTCTCTCAACTCTTTTCCTGCATTGTACATAGGCATCTTCGAAGAAATACCGGTTGAATAGTGCCATTCGCCTTGTAAGTCCATGTACCACCAACCCGGTTCGTTTCCATGCGTACCATAGGTGCCAGTTCCAACACCCGGAATATTTGCCGGATTCTGTGCCGGAAGTCCAGCGCCAAATTCTAACATCAACGCCGGTGAAATCTCTTTGCTCTGTATACCCTCTTGATTCTGCCATTGGCTTACAATCTTCTGCGAATCTTCCATGAAAAAGATTGCCTTGCATCCAGCTTTTTCCGGTGTGATTTCAGAGGATAAGCAAATATACTTGCCAAATCCACTGCTGCCGATATGAGCCTGTGAAATCTTAATACCCTCGTTGCAAAGACGCTCACAAAGTTGCTGGCATTTAGAATCAAGGCTGTTTTGGTATGATTGCAATTCTTTAATTGCTCTGTTGATTTCTGATACGGACAAACCAAAAATAATTTTCTTTGACATCCTTTCTCCTCAACTTTATAATATGTGTCAATAACCATCTTGGAGGTAAACATATGACAAAGCCACAAATTAAATTTCTTAAATTACTGAATAATAACAGTATGACTGCGATTGAATTATGCCAAAAGCTCAATATCAAGCCCTTCAAAAACGATGTTGGCGGTTATTACAATGCCCTTAATGACAGTATTGGGTATTTAACCTCAGATGAAGAACAAGAGATTGATAAATGCTTTACAATCTCATTCGATAACACTAATACTGCTCCAGGTTATGAAGTCTATAAAATAACAGATGCTGGAAAAAAATTTTTAAAGCATTATTCAAATGAACTTTTTAACAGAACAATTTCTATAGCTGGACTTATTATAAGTTTTCTCGCATTAGTTGTTGCTATTATGTCATTTCTTTTCCGGTAATTTCTTAATCGCAATTACAATTCCATTCAGACTTTTTGCTGGCGGCGCAGCAACCTCATAGTTGGCACTATCGCCATTTACGGAACCGTCCTCATTGTATTGTGGCTCACAGCCAATCCATAGCCGTGTCAGCTTGGTAATCGGGCAATCCATATCACAAGTAGATATTGTCCGGGAATAATCAACGCTACTTCCGAACACATCAGCCTGCACATCGCCCTTACCTGCGGAAATGTTTGCATAAAAAAGAACCGGGTCATTATAACCTGGCTCTGTTCCTATCTCGACTGGAATTTTCTCTCCGTCAATCTCTATGTACTTGATATTACCGTCCTCGTCACGGTCGTACACCTTTTTCTCGGCATCGTAGGTGGCGTAATAAAACGGTTGCTTATTTTTCTTTAATGAACGCATATATCAATCCTTATACAGCTTATACTTCAAATTTGCCTTATCATTTAAAAGTTTGTCTTTTTTTTCGTCTATCTCTTCCATTTTTTTTGCCACAATTTCAAATTCAGAATAAACGATTTGCGTACCTCTCACATTCCTTAAATGTTCAATATATGGAAATGTTTGATAGTATATTCGAACCATTACATCCCCAAACAATCTTTCCAGTGTATAAATATCATATACGCCTATGTTAACTCCTGTACATATTAATTCCAGTTTATTTAGATACTCATGTATCATGTTGTGGAATTCTTTATCCTTTACAATTTGATGATATGTCATATTATTGTATTTGTGCCGCTTATATATAATCCTATTGTACTCATGAAATTCTTTTTCATTATCTCTAAATATTTCAATAGTTGATTTCTTTTTATCTCTTTCGTATGCTGCAAAATTTGTTTTTCTTGACAACATAAATTCAAACAATGCAATAATAACACCTATACACGTTGCCACATTAACCAAATATAAAATAATAAAACTCATAATTCTAAATTCCCCCTTTTGCAGTCATTATACGGCAAAAGGAGAACTGCTACAACAATATTTTAGCGCACCGCCCACCACCGCTTAACGTGCGCCGCCTGCAACCATATTACCGACACCGGCAAAATGGTCACGCACAATCTTCTTTACCGCTTAACCCTGCGGTCGGGAGATAAAATGGATCACCTTATCCTTTCTGAATAACTGTTGCAAAAGGAATTACTTCCCTTAAAATGTTTTCCCTTGGATTCCATGCCCGGCTGATACCATTTTCACTGTGGTTCGTTTCTCCCTCGGCTCCTACATGGTTAAAATCATATATGGCAAGTTCCCTCACTATGTCATACATGGACCGCATATCATCATCTATGAAGTCCTCTGTATGATGTTCCTGGTAGTTTCGTTTCCGTTTTACAGTAAGATAGGCTCCCTTAATCTTTGAGGACAAAAGAGCCTTGTCCGAATCATTCTGCAACTCTGAAACCAGTTCGGCTTCCATATCAGTTTGTAATTCTTTCAAAAGCTCTTCCATCCAAGATCATCTCCTACTCGGTCTTTGCTGTTACAGTTGCATGGCCTGCCTTAACAGCGTTGTAAGACTTATCACACTCAACAATAGTAATTACTTTGCCGGATTCAGCTTCGATTTCTTCAGTGCCATTCCATGCATTCCATGTTCTTACTGACTGTCCCAACTTAACTGTTGTTTCAGCTTCGCCTACTTTGTATTTGTAGGAATTACCCTCAGTCAATGGCTCTGTGATGGTAATCTTGGTCTTTCCAGTAACATTCCCTGCTGCGGATGCAACTGTCAGTGTTCCAAGTGATGTAGGTTCATCAGAATCTGCCTTTGAAACGGAATAGACTTTTCTTGCCATATCTCCATCAGTCGGCATCGCTGCAGACAGATTTGTAATCTTAGCAGAATACCATTCAGGGCCATGGTCAAGTCCAATCTGACCGAAAATCTGTTTCTTAGTACCAGCACCAGTCTTTGCTAACTCTTCCAAAAAGAAGTTGCCCTTTCCAGGTACAAGCTGTTCGACAGGAGCCATAATGAATGGGTCAAATAAAGCAACTGTTCCAGCAGGTAAGTAGAACAAGTCTTTTAAATATACATTTCCAAGTGGAGTAAGTACCTTGTCAACGGCAATACCATTAACATCTCTTCCGCTCTCAACGATTGTAAGACCGTTTGCTACAGCATCTGCATTTAACTGCATTCTGCTTGTGGAATCAAGACCAAGGACAATATTGGTAATATCTCCGTTTGCTTCCTTGATGCACTTTAAAGCTTCACACACCAGCATAAAGGAAAGTTTCTTTCCATCAGCATCAAGGGCATTTGTGGTAATTGCTTCAAGCAGGCCTCTTGACTGGTTCGCATCATTATCGTTTGTGGACTTATGGAATTTGCCATTGAGGAATGTGTACTCAATGTCCTGTCCGATCTTTGCCATCTTTGCTGCAACCTGGAAATCCTCTTCAGAAATTGGATTAGCCTGCTGCCCTGCAATATTGATTCCACTTAATGTACCCATATTGGACATTTTGCCGTAAGAAGTACCAACAGATTCCTGAAAGATCTGCGTTACGTTAGTTTTCTGTTCTCTTGTAATAATAGAAGCATTCGGAGCTGTAAGAGACTGCGCTTCTGAAATTTTAGGCTGACTTCCTGTTGCTGTCTCGTACTCCTGTCCTGTTACGAACTCTGTGCTTCCAGAGTATTTTCTTTTCGCACCGATCATAGTTGAGAACGGTGTCTTTGTGTTGCCCTTATTAAAGAGCATACCGGAAAAATTAGGAGTGTTACCACTCATTGCGAATACATCTGACATTTTTTAACCTCTCTTTCAAAATAAAAATTTAATGTTTTACCGCACTCGCTGCCGCCTGTTGGCGAATCAATGAAGCCATAAGTGCCATATCGCCACTCGCCTGTGCTTCCGCGATCTGCTTGCTATAATCAATCGTTGTCTGGTTTCCTGCTGGAGGTGTTGGCATATCTTTCAGCAAATCGGCTTTAATTGCTTTCTGTAATGCTTCCTCATGCTTTTTTTGCAAACGGAAAACAGTGTCCATATCGCCATCGTAAAGAGCTTCGGCAATCTCTTTTGCATCTTTCTCGTCATACTTCAATGCCAAATGTTGCTTTTCGTACTCTGATACCTTAGATGAACGACGAAGAGTTTTTAATTCCTCTTCGATCTGTGCTTGTTTTTCAGCATCTTCAATCTGCTTTTGTTCCTGCTCACTTGCTGCTGCTTTCCATTTTTTCTTATAGTCAGCTGCCTCCGAATTTGCTTTTTCCAGAAGGGTTTTGGGTACAAATCCGTCATACTGGCTCTTGTCGACAAGCTCACGCTCTGCTAAAGCTGCGTTAATGTCCTCGAAAGTCATGTCCTCTTTGTACGCATCGCCTAATAATTCTTTTAAATCTGCCATAATATCCTCCTTGCGTTTGTTCAAGCGGTTCCCTCCGCATTAGAATTCCGTTTTAATGACTTGTCTTGTCCTTTGCGTTTTTAAATAGCTTCCCTGCTATGTATAAAAAAAGAGAGACTATTTCTAAGCTCTCAAAATATCAATTATTCATCAGCAACAGATACCTTTGACGGCTGATCTGACATATCTGGTTGATTTTTCTTGTATGGATCGCCATTCGAAGTATCTTCCGTTTCGGTCTGATTATCCTTGAACAAAATCCGATCAATTCTTTCAGCTGAATCAAGCGCAACCTGCTGTGGATCGGTAAACAGTCCAACGACTTCAATGGCTCGAAGCGGATCAATACCAATTCCGATAAGAGCAGACAATGAATTGCACTTTGTCGCAAGATCGTATGTACGGGACCGAGAGAATTTGATTTCAATATCTGAAAGATTCAATTCTGCAATGTCCGTATCAACCTCATTGCTATCTTTGATGATTTTTAAGATAATTGCGGTTTCTCTTCGCTCGGATGCCGACCAAATCTGTTCTTTTTCTTTTGCGTCCGTTTCCGCGGCCATCCAACCGGTAGACATATTCGTTGCGCTTCCTGTACTTCCACCAGAAAGTTCCGATCTGCTCGGCGTATTTGTAATGTCAAGAATCTGTTGCTTTACATAATCAACCAAGGTCTGATTTTCCGACTGGTTAAGAACGCTTTCAAGGTATTTAAGTGTTGCCGTTCTGCCCTGTTCCGACTTCGTAAGAATCATTCCATCATCACGAAGTTTTTTATATTGCTCCGTATCAAGTGCAACATTATCGCCCCAAAGAATGTTTTGAACATGCTGTGCTATATCATTAACTCGGTCAGAATCAATGGTATTCAACGCATCCATAAGAGGAATAACCCTCTCAAAACATCCCATACGGTCATAATCATTGATATACTCAATAATCGGCACCATACCTACTGTGTTTGGTTTTTCCTCAAACCAATCTTCAAAGCCTTTTGTTATTCCCATTTCAATCTTGAAATAGGAAGTCTTGGTATAACATCCAAACGTAACGCTTCCATCCCGGTGTGGGAAATAGGAAACTCCAAGAATCGGTTCCCGGTATGCATCATTACTATAAACAACAAATGTGTTCATTGGATTCAGCACTAGCAGATCAAATACCGAAACTCCGGTTTTGATCTTCTTCGGAAGAATCAAACGATAACCAACGCCACAAGTCTTTACATCCTTTGCAAGCATCAGGTCTTTTGCCGCTTTACATTCTTCCACCATCATTTCATTGATGGCAGAAACCCTTAGATCTTCCTTTTTACTTTCATCTGATGTGAACAGTTTTTTGAAAAAAGAAAAAAGAGCATTCCGGCTCTTAATATCCTTTCTTGCCCTCTGGACATATGAAATCGGAGAACCGAACTCATAGCCGAGCTTAAATTCAAGAATTTCAGATGCCATATTATCAACGATCTTCTCATTGATTTCTGGTCGGATCTGTTTTTCACGATCAAGAATAGGCTGTCTGCCTTTCACATACTCAAACAGATAAAGCATTTCTGCCCTATTTTGCTCATGAATAGCGTATGCTTCCCCAAGAACTTCAAGGATATTCGTCTTATCAATATTCGTTTTGTCACAAAATATCTGCTTTCTTCCGAAAAGCTCCACTATATCAACCTCCAAGCACCAAAAAAGAGCCTATGAACTCTCATTCATGGCTCTCTCAATTCTTTCGACACTATCACTATATCACGAAAGTATGTCCTTTTTTTCCGCATTCTCATTATCCCTTGTTAATATCCAAAAGGTAGAAGAAGTGTCTGCGTATCTCATAAAATGCCGATTTTCCAATTGGCATATCCTCACAGGCAATCAGATATGTAACAGGAACCTCATAACATACAGACTTGATAATATATTGGCTCAAATCCTCTCCTGCCTGTTCTGCAGTTTCTTCAATCAGTCGGCATTTTTCTTCCAATCCGGTTCGCTTAATTGCCAGATTGCCAGTAGCATCTGCATTGTTATGCGTGATCGGCATATCTGTAATTTCAATGCTCTTAACTGTATCATTACTGAATTTCAACTGATTTTTCCATTCCGGATATTGCTCACAAAATCCGCAAAGTTCTTTGTACCGCTTACCTGAAATGCCATATTTCTCAAGATTCAAATTTCTTTTATTCAAAATACCACTCTCCCTTATATTCCAAGCGCCGCCCGGCTCATAATCTCAACCTTTGTCATACCACCATCAAATAACTGGAACAGCTGCACCAAGCCATCCGGACTATCATCATGTTCATTTTTCCCAAGTTGAGTAAACATTCCAAGTTCTTCCATTGCAGCTCTATATTCTTCACTCTGTAACTCTGGCTTAAGAAAATAAAATCTTTTCTTTATATCTGGCGCATACTGAATAATCTTTGCCATCTTGCTTATCTGGTTACTAGCTTTTGCCCAAGAAATATTGGTTTTAAAACCTTTATCTTTTAACTGGCGGTCAATATCTTCTGCGTATTCATCTCCACCATTATTGGCTTCGAATCTTTCCATATTCGGTTGATGTTGTAATGTTTTAGCCACAACAATAGGTTTTGTTGTATATTTATCTCCTTTATTAAAAATCCAATCAGGAATATATATTGGTCCATCATCAATACTTCCAAACAATTTTCCAAACGGCATTGACAAGCTATCATTTCCACCCCATGCCACGTCACAAGCTGCTGCTGTAAGACAATCGCCATCTGGAAGTACTCCATTGTAATAATTAAGCTCATCCAATGGAAAGAGTAACCCTTCACGAATAAATGGCATCTGCTGATATTTAGCCATCCATTCATTTCTATCCAACCTTTCTCGCATATTGCGATAGTATTCCGTAGAAAATCCAACGCCATAATCATATTGGAAGTTTGATTCATCCTTTTCATTAAGTGCCGGTATCTTTCTAAACCGGTATTTCGGATTGTCTTTATTTTCTGCCTCGACACGTCCTAATGGGTCTAGCACGTTCCATCTTGTACCTACCATTAATTCTTTTGAACCATCATTTTTACGGTCAACAAGAACGTTTAAATAATCCTGATACCGATTTTCCAACCGGATAGGGCTTAATGATTCGGTACGATCACGAACCATATCATCCACATACAGATAACCATCTGAACTTATATCAACTGCACCTGTCCATGTACCGTCAATACCACGACAGGTTAATGTTGCAAATGCTTCTGTCGTGGAATAAAATAGTTCATTCTTTTCAGACGATTTACTTGCTAATTCGATTTTGGGGAATATCTCTTTGAATGTGTATTCCTCGTTTTCCGTAAGTTTAAATACATCTCGGTAAAATCTATCTGCAAGCACCCCGGAATGTCCAGACATGGCATTATGGCTCTCCGGATGCCTGCCGATAACCCATGCTAAAAAGAAAATACACATAGTAGACTTTCCGGTTCTTGGAGGAAGCGATATACCTAAAAATTCAATCTTTCTATCTTCCAGATCCTGCAAATCTTGAACGACAACCCCAAGCGTTTTCTTTCTAGGTTCATAGAATCGCTTCTCTGGTCTTCGATTCTTGTCCATGTAGAAAAGAAATGATTCAAAATGGTACGGAGCTTCAGCTTTCATGGCTTTCCAGTACAAATCATCCATCTGCACGACTTCAACATTGCTCTGAATCGCCCACCTGCAACAACCCTTGATGTACGAAGTGACTTTCAACGCCCATTCCGTGTCATTTTCCTTTTCAAATGCCACTTTCGCCACATCCAAAAGGTCGTACAACGATTGGTATTCAATTCCGTTTTGCTTTATGTAATTTTTAATGCTATCTGCTGTTGACTTTGTTTGTTCTGAAACCAAAAAAAGAGAGCCTCCTTTCCTCAAACCTTGGAAATTCGGCTCTCTGCGTAGGCACTCTACGACTGGTGCTCTGAATTATTCTATTTTCCTAATTCATCAATTCTATGTACAGTAGTTTCGATGTAATCAACAAGTTACCTTGCTAATATTCCATACTTTAAATGAACTTCGTCAGCAGATTTTGCACCATCGTTTGCAATTAAAAGCATTGCCTTATGTGCAATAGTTCCAATATCAGAAATCAGTCTGTTTTCTGTTCCTTCCATTTGTGTAATGTCCACTTGTCCGTCTGTTGCTTTTACCTCTAACATCATTCTACCCCAATTCTATTGATTTTCCCACATTTCGGGCATTTGATTTCAGCCTGTCCGTTGAATTTGCCTAAAAGGCGGTTGCATTTGCTACAACGCGCATCTGCCAATCCCTCTGGTGGATTCATATACCGTGCAAATGCGTCATGTTCCATCTGTTCAGTTAATTCATCTATTATCGATTCCATTAATTCTGCCATGCTCATTTTTCATCCGCCTTTCAAATTCTTCCATGTATTTTTGCAAAAATCACACATCTTTTACCTTTTCATAAATCAGCTTCGGCAAAAATTTATTATCAAAGCACAAGAAAAATATTCCATCAACAACCTCATACGCCTCATATTCCTTTATATTTCCTGTGATTTTATTTTTAACTTTTCTTTTGATTGGAAGTTGTTGCCCTATTATATAAAATTCGTTCATATCACACCTCAACACCATCGCATTTTGCATAAGAACCAAGACCTTTAATGTAATGGCTTCTCGTATCTTCAAGGTTTCTGCAATCTATGACTTTCCCCTCGTCAATACACTCTTGCAAGTATTCGCATTTATCGCATTTCGTATCTTTCTCAATGCGCGGCGTAGGATCTGCTTTTTGCTTTTTCTTGAATATTTTTTTAATAATTTTCCATAATCTCATTTCCGCACCTCAATCAAAACGTCAATCAGTTCTTCCAGTTCCTTTTCTGTCTTTTCTTTCGGAGTTTTTCTAAATCTTGTGGAAACATACTCTAAAATAGCTTTTATCTTCAAACATTCTCCTGGACAAGGAATATAATCCTTCGGTCTCGCAGTTTCTTTGCAGATATACTCTGCATTTTCCATGCCAAGACAGGATAAACGACCGGAATATATGGGTAATGCACTGCATTTGAATAATTCAGCATTAATCACTAAATGTTCTTTGTCGTATTCAAAATCCTTATCATGTGCCTTTAATTTTTCTTCGATACTTTCAAGAAACTCAATACATTGTTTTGTTGAATAGCCAACATAAACAAATTCAAAATACATACTCACACCCCATTTTGCGTAAAAAAATACCAACCATCGAATATTGACGGTTGGTTATTGGTTTTTATCAATATTTGCTATTTCAAAATGTGATATTCTGTCAAAATAAATCAGAACCTTTTCTTTCTCATCATTTGAATAATCTGCTAATTTTTTCTTTTCCCCATTATCCAATAAAAGATACTTTCTATACTTACTTAAGCAAAAGAATTTCGTTCTGCAATCTTCCAGTTCTTTTTCTGTTAATGAACCCTCATACATCAAGTTGCTATCTTTCATGTATACATAAATCCAAATAGTATCATTATACTTTTTCTGAATTACTTCAATTTCATTTTTTGCAAATGACGTATTTATTTTCAATATACTTTTTATTTTCTTCGCATCTTCGTCAAATTTATCGCTTTTTTCGAGTAAATTTACTATACATGGAACAGTAATAGAAAAGATTATTAAGAAAACATTGAATAGCACACCATTAACATCATCTATTATGTTAATAAATGGAATACGATTTACTAATCCAAACATCCATTTAATAATCACAACATAAAAATAACTAATAGCAATACTTTTTAATAATTTTCCTGTTGTGTCTTCCAATGTAAGTGAATGAAAGTAATAATACAGATACATTGTTATATACCCTGGATAGATATAGCATATGTATTTTGGTATTTCATTAATTATCTGAATGATATCATCTGGATTCACTATCTCTCCTCTGGTGGATTTTTAGTAGAGTCTGTTTCCTCCACCCTCTCGTTAATATGTCCATAATCTCTATATTCTCCATGCTCATGAGCTGGGCGTTGCTGATTATCATTTCTTTGATTATTATTATTATTGTTTCTTTTGTTATCGCACATATTTTTTCTCCTTCGTACAATGATAGTTAATTATATCACTCTTACTTTGCGTATTCAATATCCAACCGTCAATATTCAATTATCAATGTTCAAATGAAAAGTGCCGGAATTGAACCGACCTCACGGATTATTGGTGCACCTCACCGTAATTGCAGCCTTGCGATATACCTTTCCATAACCGGGAGCCGCTTTAACATTTCGGTTCCCAAGAGATCAGCTATATTTAAAATGTTGTTCAGACCCAACCGACAATAACGCTTTAAGTTTTGTGGGTTCATTCAAATATTGCATTGCCGGCAAGGTCTTTACGGGGACCTCATGCCTTGATCGCATGGCTTGAAATGCGAACCCTTGCAAATCTTTGCCATACTCTTTGTCCAATGATCTTCTGGACTTAATAAGAATCTCAACTCCAATCCATACAACGAGATGAAAAACAATCAAACCATATACAGTTACAATCATCAAAACTCCCTCGCTTTCTGAATCAGATTTTGCCACGAAAACCGTGGAATGGGGATTATAGGACTTGAACCTATGACTTCCCGGTTATGAGCCGGATGCTCTAACCAACTGAACTAAATCCCCGAAAACCGCCAAGCGGCGGTTAGCAATCATATTTATCGTGCCATGCGTTGCACTATCCAGTTTGCAGCCCTTCACTGGCAACTCATTGTTGTAGCTCTGGCACCGTGGGATAGGTGTCAGAACTATTGAAAGCTATATGGATTGCACGTCTGCAAATTACGGAACGGACGCCGTTCAACACCATATAGGCTTACATCAAATACCGCTATCTGCGGTGATCACCACCGGACGGTCTCGCACCGCCCTTAGCAGAATTGTCCTAGTGGCGAAGGAGGTGTGAATGAAACACCCAGAAGAAACCTTGTACGGAATGAATCGTTAAATCCATTCCTCAATTAGACTAGCAGGATTCGAACCTGCGAATGCTGGAATCAAAATCCAGTGCCTTACCGCTTGGCGATAGCCCAACAAAGAAATTTGCTGCACCTATCGCAACATTTTAACAACAAAACCAACGTTTTATTGTAAGGGTGGATACAGGGATTCGAACCCTGGGCCTCCAGAGCCACAATCTGGCGCGC